TAGAAGGAGTCGAACCTTCCAACTCTTCCTTTATAAGAAGAAGAGTTATCCGATATGGAGGTTAAATAAATAAGAGAATGAGTTTGGTGGGTATCTGTAAAATTTAGCGGGAGAAAAGGTTTTAAAAACTTTAGGGATGAAATTTGGAGTTCAAGATTTGTCCCACACTCGCAAACAGGTCAAGGAGTTTTGGGAACCCGTATAGCACAGCAATTCGTGGAGGGTCTTTGAAAGGGAATCAAATTTGTCATTGAAAGAATTGATTCCTGACAATATGCTTGCAAGGATCTGATAAACATTTGGAGGATGGTCAGCCGACCTAGAAATTAAAGGAGGTTGCCAGGCGTCATCATAGACTCTCAAACATTTTTCACGCCAGCCCTCATCAGCAGGACGAAATATGAGTTCCATATACTCGCCTGCCAAATAAGCCAGATGTTTCTCAATGGAGGCGGAGTGTACTTCTAAAATCCGGCCTAAAGGGCCGGACAATCCAGAAAAACCTGGTCTTCTATCTGTTGTTGGAGTTTATCAATCTCTGCCTGAATTTGGGTTACTGATTTTGGCACTTCGATGATTTTAAACTTGCTAATGTTACTATAATCACCTGCTTTTATATAGCGCATTATTTTATCTGGTGACCCTGTCAATACATAGGATCGGGCTTCCTCAAGAGAGTTAAAGCATGCGAGTCCTTTATGCACATAATTCTGGACGATCGCAAAATGCTTAACTTCGGTGGAGGAGCCATTCTCCAAATGTGCATAGATTGGGGGTTCTCCATCAGCGGGTCCATAGATGGTGTCATACCTACCAGCGGAGAAGAAGACCATATCTCCTCCCGGGTGTTCCTTCAAAATTAGACGGGAGCCATCATATCCTCCATCACTGGTAGTAAAGAAAGGAGGGTTCCAGCCAGGGTCGGGCCTTAGGATCTCAGCAGCATCAATCACAGCAGGCATTTCAATGCCTTCAAATTGGACTCTCCACTCAAGATGTACAGTGGAGCTGAGGAATCCATCAAATCCTCCTGTCTGAGCTGATACCATGATAACTAAGGTCCCATGGCTCGTAAGTTCTGGGATGCCATCACAGTGGTACCACTTGGTTGGCATTTCCGTGGGGATGTTCAATACCACTGAGTTGTTCAATCTCACCACCTTGCTTGGTCTAAAACTTGATATCCGAGCAAGTTGAACACTATTCTCTGCCCTATGGCTTATAGTGGGGTCAGGACACCACGCTACAGTCAGAGCACCAAAAGTGGTAAAAGCACCGGAGTTGGTTACGGTGACTTTCAAAGATAGTGGTTTCCATCTAGAGAAAAGGGCTGCTTCGGTGTTCAATCGACTAGGCACCATATGCTGAGGACTCAGCACATGATAGGCAACAATTGTTCCGGGTTTCATATCCTTTTTCACAGGGTAAATGCCAATCAGGTCATGTCCCACTGAGGTCTGTTTGCCAAGTTGGTTATTGACAGCTCCAAGGCGTCTATTCCTATTTCGTCTATTTGTCCTCTTCGTAGTCTTTCCTGGTTTCTTCGTTGGGTGAACCATCGCTGTATGTTTTGCACAGTCTTGAACTGTCTTAAAATTTCTATCGCACACATTGCACTTCATTATTAGGGGGGATTTAGATTGTAGCTATTATAGTCGTCTAGTAGGAAGTGTAAAAGAATTTTATTTTATTTTAGAGAATTTATAGAAAACTTTTAGAAATGGTGCGGAGGTGCTTTCTTTGGCACCCGGTTGGAAGTTGGCATTGATTTGTAAAAGTCTTTAAAGAAATCTACATCAGGATAACTTTCCACTGTCCCAAGGGCAGCCTTCGCTGCCCCTTTACCGATTGTAGTGGCAACTGAGGGGTTTCGAATAACTAAATCCATGCGTTCAAGTCCGGTTTTAATTTGCTTTTTGTAGTCTTCTGTTCTCTTCCAAACATAATCCACTATCTCAGGTAGGGGTCTTTTCTCTGCTTCGACCTGGGCAGCCCAGGATGTTCCATCTGCTGATGAAGCAGTAAAGTTATCACTCGGTACAGGTACATCTTTAAGTACATATACAATGCGGGTTATATAAGCTTTTCCCAGCTTCTGATTTAGACAGCGACAAGATGCCACAACTCTAGCCCTTCCTTGATGCATTACTTCTAGAAATACAAATAGGTCATTCATAGGGCTCATATGGGTGCGCCATCTTGATGTAACTCGACATTTTGCACTCATCCAGAGGATCATATTCCTAATACATTCATTCTGATCCTTTCCGGGTTTTGGCTCACCAGGTATACTTGTAAAGTACATAGTATCAATATATACCTTGCTTGGGGCTGTCTCGACTACAGCAGATAGTTCCTGTTTCCCTTCCTGTAACTGCCTCAAACGATTCTCTCCAAAATTCGAGGTCTTGATAATTTGAGCTTGTTGAGTGCATTGTTCAAGGACAGCTTCCTGGGATGTTGCAATAGCAGTTTCAATTGGGTGAAGGCTCGCAAGATCCTCATCAGAAAACCCTGTGGTATAAAAACCACGGTTATTCCTCCTTATCTGTTCTCGATCTAAATTAAGGTGGAAACATAGGTCTTTAATGGAAACTATTCCTCGTTTCTTAAGCTCGTAGACAATCGTTTGGGCAAGGTCGGGAAGATATTTCCCTGGCTGACCATGTTCATCAACTATCCTACTTCGCTTGTTTGGGTCTACCTTTTTAGGTATGGTTCCAGTTACATTGGGGAGCACTGCCACTACAGCAAATTCTTTGTGAGGGAGGGATTCCTCCGGCTCTAATTGTTCTTCAATACGCATGTTCGGGTCTTGTTTAACTATTCTCAATTTAGAGTTGCGTCCAGTTTTATGCAAATCGGTTATAATCTCAACCAGCTCTGGATATATCGCTATCCAGTGAGCTCTTTCTTCTTCTCCTGCGTAAAGAGACAAGCAAAAGTCACGACTAGGGAAACCTGAGGAATCTGGGTAAGAGTAATCACTCATAATCAGGTGTTCAGGTTTCTGACCAGTTTCGACTTGGGTCCTCATTACAATGGCGACAGGGTCTATGGAATTTACAACATTATGGATTATATCCTGTATGATTGGGTCAGAGAAACCAAAAGTGATATAATTTCCCCTCATTCTATCAAACAGGAGACGTGAGTTGGATGTGGCACTGTTCTTAAAGTTAAAGGGGTCATCTTTCTGGATAACCATAAGATTTATGGCCTCCTCTGTAGGTATCGTTGGCACAACTATAAATTTGTCCCTATAAGTAGCAAACTTCATCTGAACCCCAAGAAATTTATGGTCTGTAATCAGACAGTCCTCTTCTGGAGTCATAGGGATAGCAGCTGGAGACCAAGTTCCAGGCTTTATCACAAGGCCATATTTCTGGAAAAAGTTAGTTGCATTTGAGGCATCTAGCATTCTCTGAGGATCACTCGCATATTCTAAAGTGTACAAACGGTACATCAAGACACTCTTAACAGTGTCGAAAAGAGTTGTTCCAGGAATACCTGTAAGTAGTCCAGACTTGTACCTCTTCACATAGATTGTGGGTCCCTGAAGAATCATCAAGGGGTCAACCGCCATGTCGAGCCACATATTGCAAACAACTTCCCAAAATTTAAGGTCCTTATAGGGGTTTTCTTGCTTGAATGTATTCATAATCCAGGCAATGGTCAGTTTTACATCATCGTAATCTATACTGCCATCCATCTGCTGAAAGTCCGGGTCCACTCGCCATATTGTTCCTTTATGATTGACAACCAGGCAAGTGTCGTCACCATAACAGGCAAACCTGGGTTCACCCTTTTTAGTGTTCCTCATCCATTTATACATCCGGGTTAGTCCTCCTCCAGCAGAAGAGAATCCATAAGCATTAGCTGACTTGGAATTACCATCAAAGACTTCCAAAGTTTCTTGAAATCTCTGCGACAACACACTAAAGAGGAAGGCCCAGTGAGCCGGTACGGCAACATAAGGACGGGTTTTCGTATTTAGTTCTCCAACTTTATATCTATCCATCTTATTCTTTAACTCTACGAGAAACAATTCTGGTTGTTCTCTGAACAGTTCCTCTAATTTTCCATCTTTTATCGCAGCAACAATATGAGGGAGAACTCCATGAATGATCTCCGTAATACACTCCCCCTTGTTTCTCCAATAAGGGGCTCCTGCAGAGGCATTCCGAGTAATTTTCAGACTCGACAGTTGGATATCCAAATCCTCTTCTAAATCAGGAAAGGTTTCTGGAGTTCTCTTGCGGGGCATTATTTCCATCAAGTCTCTAACCAGCTCACGCTGGGAGACATTTCTCCCGAGAACCCGAGAGTAGGCTTTCTGGATGGAAACTGTCTTGCGACCCATCTGCTTGTTGATGCGGTTGTAGAATCCACTCTTTGTACCTGCTGTGTAGACACTAGGAACTTGCAGGACATTAGATCCTGCTATTTCAGCGATTTGTTGAAAGCCTAGGGGGGCTGCTGTAGCTGCTCCTCCAAATACACGACGAGTCGACACAGAACCAGCTAACTGGTTTCTCCCTGGAGGGTGAATGGGTTTTCTTTCAAAGATAATGCCACAAACAGGTAGCTGGTCATACTTTTCTATTAAGACATCGGGAAATTCAGGCTCATCAGTTGTGTCCACTTTTGGTAACTGAGCAAGGTACTGTGATCTTATCAGTTTAACTTCGCCATTGTCTAAGGGTTTTGTCTCAACTTTTAGAATGGTTCTTCGCGCAGTCGCCGTCAATTCCTGAAGGAATTGCAGGTCTTGTCTCCTTACTAACTCAGCACTCTTCAACGCGGCACCTATAGTCACTCTATCTGCATTATCAATTGGGTTTGAAGTGTCCATTTGTTTTTATAGTTGCTTTAATCGTGTTCTA